TTAATATTAAATTTTAAGTTAACAACTTCTATAATAGAATATATAATGTCATTTACTGCTGTTGATTTGTCGTCATCTTTTAAATCTTTAACACTATCATCAATTGCTATCATAAGTTTATCCATTGCACGCTTACCGTCTGCTGAAAAATTAAATTTCTTTGCATAGGTCGAACCGATTTTATGTGTTACTTTATAGAATTTAGGTGATGGTACTTCTGCACCTGTATCAACCTCTGATAACATACTAAATAAATCTTTAAATTTGCCTTTTGCTGCTTCTTGTACTAATGATTTATTTACAAGTGAACAACCGCTTTCGCTACACATTGTTACTTTTTCAATCTCACCTGATTCTGATACTTCGTATTCAAAATCTTGTACTACACCATTTTCAACAATTAATGACTCTGAGATACCATTCAAATAACTACCAGGGTTACTTGGGTTATCAACAAGATCATATGTGATTAGTTTAAAACTTTCAACCACACCGTCACGTCCTACTGATCCAACACCACGTGAGCTTATTCCAATTTTAATTCCTTCATCAATAAGATTTTTCAATCTGTTTGCCTCAGGATTATCAAGTAACTTTGCCTTACCGTAAATGAAGTCACCTTCCATACGTAGTTCAGTAATTTTGATAACTGCTTTCATTGGGTCTACTGTTGTGCGTGTAGGATGTTGCCACTCGCCAAGTTTTTCCAATCCTGAACCTTTTAGAACTGATTGATATTCTTGGACTTGTTTTTGCCATACATTTGTTGGATAGATACGCTTGTTAGCGTTTCTTACGTTAGCTGTTGAAAATATACCTTCTAAAAAGTATGATTTTGATTTAAAACCACTTGCTTCGTTTATATCCTCAACGCAATATCCATCTAGTGGTACGGCTTGTTCGAGAATGAGTTTCATCGATTACTCCTTTGACATGCTGTACTGAGATAAGAATTTAAAATTTAATTCTCATTACAATTATTCTTCCTCGATAGTTGAAGAATCGTCCTGTTTTTTAAATATTTGTTCTTCAGGTTTAACTGAATCAATTTTTGCAAAGATATCCTTAATACGTGAATATCCTTCCAACTCGGATTTTTTATCCTTTATATATGGATGCGATTTAACCTTTTGGTCAAGAACCTTTTTAACCGTAGCTGCGAAGGCAGTAAACTCGCCATTCTTTGCTTGGTCTAACGTGTCTGAAGATATTTCTTCCATTATATGCCTTTATTTTTTATTCAATGTTATTTATAGATTAAAATTTACTGAAGTTAATATCCACCAGAATCTTCTTCAGTTTTATAAAATGCTGAATATTTTGGATCTTTTTTCTCTTTTTCGATTTGTTCAGCCATCTCAGTAATTTCATCATCACTCATCTTAAGGATGTTTTTAAATGTGAATTCAGCACTAAAGATTTTACCAATAAGTTCAGAAACATTATTATATGCTTCAATTTTCTTACCAAACATTTCACTTTCAAGATTCTGAAGGAATGTATTCTCTTTACTGAAATAAAGGTCAAAAGAATCATAAATTTCATTCCATTCATCTGTGGTGATTTTACCTTGTGAGATAAGGTGTCTAAACATTAGTTCCTCAAATAATTGAAGGAATTTTTTACGCAATCTTTGTACATATGCAAAGAATTTTACTTCATCACGCTGAATACTAGTTGCTGTAAAATCAAATTCTGAATTATTACCCTCTACCTCATTATTGATACGTGACATTGGTATCTTCAATGCAGTATATAATTTTTTCTTAAAGTAAAGTACGTCACCCAGTTCACCCAAGTTACCAGTTTCATCCAATGTATCTACAGTTGTACCACGACCACCTGAACGATTAGGGAACCAGTAATCTTCAACCAATGTTGTTACATGATTCTGATTACTGATTGTACCTTTTTCAACATCATAGAATTTTTTGTATTTGAAATTAGCTTTTACCTTATCAATCGCAGCTTCCGCTTTTTGATGTGGTAGATCGCCTACGTCAACGTTAAAAACACGTCTAGATATTGAACGACTGAAACGCATTGGAATAAGCATATCTTCAACAGTTTTCAACTGGTTTGCTGGTTTGATTGCTGTATGCAACTCACTTAAAATAAGTTTTTCTGAACCATTACGTGAGCGTTTAAAACTTGGGTCAATATAAACACCGCTATCAATCTTAAATACTTCATCAACCTTGAACTTTATCTCAGATGTTGTCTGAGTTGTAAACCCAGTGAATGAATCAATCTCCTCAATGATATATGTCCATTCTTGCTTTGTTTTATCAAAATATAAATCAATAGGTGTAAGAACATTTAATTTTACAATACCACGGGTAATATCTGAATTATCATAGATTGTTTGGATATTAAGTTGTCCATCAACAAACCACTGGTTTATCAATGAATATGCATTAGCATCAAATCTAAGAAGTCTTACCATCTCATCAAATGCTTCAGTAAGCATTTTTTTAGTTGCTGACGATGTTGTTGAATCACTGAAGTTTATTTTTACAAGTTGGTCATTACCTGTTGTAAAGACAATTTCATTTACAATCTCGGATACTGCTGCTGATACATCAGGATGTGTTACAATATCACGAAATGTTTCAATATATCTTTTTTGTTCCGCCAGGGATGATGCCATAAGGTCACGTGAAGATCTATCCATTACATTATCGGTATTATCGAAAAATCCAATTGTAGGTGATATCTCATCAGAGAAATTTTTACTGAATGAACGTGCAACAACAAGCTGGTCAGTCTCAAAGTCAGATAAATTTTTATCGTCTTTCTGTGCGGGAATAAATGTCTTTTTCAACGACTCGTATATAGTTCCCATTAAGTTTCCTTTAATATAAATAATTGTTATTGTATTATTTATACAAAAGGATTATTATGACACGACACGATATAGACGACGTAGTATCACGTTTGGCACTTCCACGTGACCACGAAGGATATTACGTCGATGCGTTTGGTAATAGAGTTTCATTCAATGGAATCAGAACAATCAAACCTGCATTTACCAAATTAAATCTAACAAATGAGCATGCAGAAGAAATTTTTAAATGTGCAATGAGTTTTCAATATTTCAGGGAAAACTATTGTATCATCTTGACAGATAAAGGTTATGCACGACCACAACCACGTGATTATCAAGCAAGGCTTGAAGGTGATTTACTTGATAATAAAAGAAACTTAGTATTATTTGGTAGACAATCAGGAAAGACCGTTACAGTTGCTACATATATTCTATGGAAATCGCTATTCTACCTTGGTGATGAGATGACTATTGGAATCGCCGCTAATAAACAAGGTATGGCGATTGAGGTACTTGATAAAATAAAAAATATATTTGTGAATTTACCTTTTTGGTTAATGACAGGTGTAAACTCATGGAACAAGAAAACTGTTGAGTTTGAAAATAAGGTACGTATATTAACAAGTGCTACTAATGGGGACTCATTTCGTGGTTTTACATTGGAATTGTTATATATCGATGAGTGTGCGTTTATCCGTCCTACAATATGGCAAGATTTTGAGGATTCTGTCTTCCCAACGGTAACTGCTGTTGAAGGTTCTCAAATTATTATATCAAGTACACCAAAAGGTATGAATCATTTTTATAACATGGTTCAAGGTGCAAGATTAAACACCACTGGTTATGTTTTATCTGAGATGGAATGGGACGAAGTTCCTGGAAGAGATAAAACATGGAAAGATAATATTATTGCAGATAAAGGTATTGCATACTTTAATCAAAACTTTGGTTGTGCATTTGAAGGTTCTGATAACACATTAATATCTCATCTTGCCTTACAAAGAATGGTTCCCGCACCTCCATTACATATCAATAAATTTATTGATGGTTTGCGTGTTTATGATATGCCTGAGGAAAAATCAAAATATATCTGTGCAGTTGATAGTGCTAAAGATGGTCTTGATAAAATTGCTATCCAGATGATAAATGTGACAAAATTCCCATTCATACAAGTAGCATCAGCAAATCTCGATATAAGTTATCTTAAACTTGCTGGTCCTCTAACTGAGTTATGTAAGGAATATAATAATGCATTTTTAGTTGTAGAAAATAATGAAGGTGCAGGTCAATCACT